TGATCCGTTACCAACAATAATTTGAGCAGAAGTTAAAGCAGCTAACTTGCTAAATGCAATTGCAGCTCCAGCAGCTAAATTTGCATTTACTAAGCTTGCATCAACCATTGTTGATGTAACAGTATTAGTGTCTCCGCTTGTAATTACCGTTCCAGTTATGTTCGGTAAAGTAATAGTTTTGTCTGATGTTGTCGGTGAAACGACTGTCAATGTTGTTTCAAAAGCATCATCACTTCCTGATCCTTCAAAAACAAGACTTCCATTTACCCCAAGTAAAATCTGACCTGTTACAGTTCCACCAGCTTTTGCCAACTTATCGTCTTCAAGTTCATTTATAGCTGCTTGGACATTGCTAGAACTTAATTGACCATGAGCGTTATATGAAATCGCTGAAGCTTGTTGAGAAGCAACAGTTGTAGAAAGATCAATTTCTACCCATGAACTAGACGTTGAACTAGCAGTTACGCCAAGGAGATAATCAGGAGGTTGTAACTGTCCAGTTATTCCAGCAACGCCACTAGGAGTTCCTTGGACAGAAATAACAACATAACCACCATCTACTGACTCGGATGCCACTGGTAAGTTTTGTCCAACAGTTAAACCAGCAGCAGATCCAGCCGCAGTTACATAATCAACTTGGCTGAGATTTGCATTGTATGTACCTAATCTCACCAAGGCTCCCTTGGTTAAAGTGGTAATCGGATTCCAAGCGTTTCCGTCCCAGAGATAAGCATCTTCAGCAATTGGGTCAAAAAGAAGTTGACCAGTAAAGGCTGCTGTTGGATAACCTAATTGGTTAATAGATTGTATTATTGTTGTTGACGAATTGCTAAGTTTTGTTCCATCAATAGTATCGGCTCCAATCCTTGCAGCATCTATCGTTCCGCTTGTTATTTTACTAGCAGGAAGAGGTGGAATTAATGTTTCTGTAAGTCCTGCGCCTCCTGTAATAATACCTTTGTTATTAACTACAACTGACTGATAAGTTCCTGTACTGACTCCACTTGTTGCAGTTGTTAAATTACCAGAACCATCAACAGTTAGACCTCCTCCAGATGTTATTTGAACAGCACCCTTAGCAGAGGTAGTTGCTACTGGTAAATCTCCAGCAGTCAAAGTAGAGCTACCTGTAATGGCTCCTTGTGCGTTGTAATTAACTTTTACAGCTCCAGTTGCCGCCGTAATACTGTTATCAACAGTAAGAACACCAGATCCATTAACAGCTAAACCAGCACCAACAGAAACCCCACCAACAGCAGAGGTGGTTGCTAAAGGAAGATCAGCAGCAGCAAGAACTACCGTTCCAGTTATCAAGCCTTGTGCGTTATATGTAATTCCAGAACGAGTGGAAGCTCCTCCAGTAACTGCATTATTTATTCCAAGATTTCCACTGGCTACGTTTAACGATCTATCAAGATTTGATGTATTCAGTTTTGCTGGTGTAATCGTTCCATCACTTATTTTTGTCCCACTAATTCCAGCAGCCACCTTGACATCAGTTATGGCTGCGTCAAGAACAGCAGCAGTATCTACAGCGTTGTTTGCTAATTCTGTAGCAGTTACAGCGTTTGCAGCAATTTTGGCACTTGTTACTGCATCATCAAGAATCTTAGTAGTTGTTACAGCGTCATTAGCAATCGAAGTCGCTGCTAAAGTTCCAGAAAGCTTTGCCGCAGTTACGGCTCCATCAACTATCTGATTTGTTCCAATAGCTCCATTTGCTATTTGCGTCGCTGTAATTGTGTTATTAACAATATTCCCAGCAGCAATAGTTGTATTTGCAATCTTTGAACCTGTTATTGCTCCATCAACTACAGCCGCAGTATCCACAGAATCGTCTGCTAATTCTGAAGCTGTTACGGCGTTTGCTGCTATTTGTGCCGCAGTTACTGAATTTCCAGTAATTTTTGCTCCCGCAATATCACCATCAGATATATTTAGCTTTGCGTAAGTAACTGTTGTATTAGCTAATTTATCTCCAGTAATACTTCCTGCTAACTGTGCATTTGTAATCGCTCCAGATAAAGAGGAAGTTGGATAATTTGTAGCGTCAGTTAAATTAAAGGCAGGAGTCGCATCAGTCGCACCAAGTGAAATACTGACTCCGCCAAGACTTACAGATGAGTTTGCAAGTTTTACATTAGTAACAGCAGAGTCAACAATAGCAGCAGTATCTACAGCATCATCAGCAAGCTCAGAAGCCCCTACAGCATTAGCTCCTATCTGTGCATTTGTTATAGAATTACCTGTAATCTTTGCCCCAGGAATATCTCCATCAGTAATATTTAATTTTGCGTAAGGAATAGCACCTGCCGCAAGCTTGTCTCCTGAAATACTTCCTGCTAATTGAGCATTAGTTATCGTTCCGACTAAATTTGTAGTTAAATATCCAGTTGCATCAGTAAGCAAAAACGCAGGAGTTCCATTATTCCCGCCGAGTGAAATGCTGACCCCTCCAATAGAAATGCTTGAATTTGCAAGCTTTACATTTGTAACCGCACCATCAACAATTGCTCCCGTTGCTACTTGGTCCGTGCCTAACGTTCCAACCTTTGAAGCAGGAATGTCTCCAGTGTCTATAAGAGCGACACCCGCAGCAATTAAATCTTTTACAGTTACTTTCTTTGTTTCTGTTTGGGAAACATCCGCTATAGCGAGAGCATCAGTCGCTTGGACCGAACCTTCCACTAAAGGCTCTAATCCAGTTATCTTGAGATCTGCCATTGACTCCTAACTAAAAACCATTAGCAATAGTTTAAACCTGTTCGAGCAATATGGGACTTTCATTTTCCTGAAGGATCTTATCGTCATCTTCTTGGAGAAGATAGCCAGGTGAATCTCCTGTCTTTAAAGCAATGACTCCATTCGTTACAAAATCAATCCTAGTTTCTATAACTTCAGAGGCAGCAACAGATACAGCCACATTTGTTATACAACAATTAGCTTCGTAGTAAACATTGTTTCTTGCATCACTGCTATCTCTATAAATGTAAAACATTCCACTAAAATCTGCTCCTTGCTGCGTTCTTAAAATTAATTGAGCTAAATAAAACGGAAATTCTGAGTCTGTTTGATACTCAGTCTTTCTGTTGCCTGTCTCATAACTATGCTCCCAAATACAATTCATAGAACCTTGACCACTTATCAACCCCGCCTCGTATTGACTTTTAAATTCATCTCCTACAGAAGTCAAATCTACTTGTTCTCGGCTGGTTGTCATTTCAAAATCTTTCACATTTGCAACGTGTCTGAATACCTCGTTTTTTGTTGTCAATAAAACTTCTTTGGTTTCAGTGGGAGTAACCAAAGTTAAAGCGTTAACAGTTAAACCTTCAATTGCTTTTGCAAAGGAATCAAACAAACGAATACCACCAACGGGATCAATATTTACAAACCATTTTCCATCTGAATAATAATCACTTGTTTCAGGGTCAATATGACCATCAACAAGCTTTAACGGTGACTTATTAGCAGTTGATATTTCTACCTCATCACCAGTAATTAACGATCCAGAACTATGGTCAACATTAAACCTCTTCGTAGATGTGTTTACGTCAGCAGGATCTAAAGTTGTTTGCAGTGGAGCTTGAAGAGTATCCCTTTTAAGGATAATCTCACCACTTTGACCAAAGTAAACACCCATTACGAACCAGCAGAAGATGCTCCAGTTGCAAGAGAATCTTCAATAGGAGCACCATTAGCTTCCCAAGTTATATCGACAGAAGAAACTTCACCCATAGAAGCACCCATTGTTATTCCAGTTACATAAGTAATAAACGTAATAAATCTAGGCGTTGAACCATCTAGCCATGCAAGCTTTAATTTTATTTCATTACTTGCTGTCTGAGTACCATCTCCACCAGCCGTACTAGAACTTCTTTTAATTGAATTTGTAAGAATATCTTTTACGTTAGAACCACCCGAAGTTGTGTAATAAAAAAGTCTTGCACTGCCTGAATAACTACGAATCCCATCAACAATAGTTCTATCAGTATCTCCCATTGCAGTTGTTTCTAAAACTGCTTGAGTAGAAGAGAAGCTCCAGTTCTGAACTTTGGCAGCTTTTGTTGTTGATGTGCCTATGTATAAGGCTCCATCTCTTCCGCTATAAAATCCAGCCACAATCTCAAATCAAAAACGTTGCGTTTATTCTAAGGGGAATCAAGACAACCGACAAACGAACAACTTACATTGCTTCTTCCTTTAAAAGTACTTGTAACAGTTGGAGGCCCAGAATAACGCCATTTCAAACCTAATTTTGTCTTACCTGATCCAGCAGCATCATGTATTTCTTTTCTTAGGAAATATCCTGTAGCAACTCCTTCTATTCCCGCCGAACCATTGGCATCTGTAAATCGTACATAATCATAAACTGACATCACAGCATCATAATTACTTAAAATAAGTCCTACCTCATCATCTGTGATATTAGAGAAACTCAAATTTAAACTTGCATTAACTCGTGTATTACCATAACGAAGGTGTGTTTTTGTACCATCTAAAGATTCAAACGTAGTGCTTGGATATGTTCCAGGATTGAAATTTCTGGAACTCGGTCTAATAGAAGGAAATAGTTGTACCATTGTTATTAAGCAAACGCTTGCATGGCTGTAAAGAAGCCACTAGGTTCATTAAGATCTTTGCCCCAGTTTTGCATAACAGAAAGCTGTCCTCCTACTGGATTGTCACTACCATTTAATTTTAGAGGTTCAACAGGAGCATAGCTACCAGAAACTTCTAGCAACCCATCCTCACCATAAGAAATAGTTTCGCATTTATAAATTTTATTTTCTGTAGTTGTATTCTTAACGGTAAACAACGAACCATTAGGGACTTGGTACATTTTTGCAGGAACGACTCTTTCAGTGTTTGGCTGCCAATAATAAACATCTTCTGTAGAGGAAACAACAGCGTCCTTGCTAACAATTTTTCCACCATCTAACTTTGCTCCATTTCTAAAACGACTGGTATGAGTAGCTTCTGAAACTAATCTGAAATAATCGCCAGGAGCCAAACCCTGAACATATTGAGGAGCTGTTTTAAATGTAATCCCATGATCAACCAAACGCCTTGATTTAATTGCGTAATAAGCAAAGGATTTGGCTTGGTCTTCAGAAGTGCAAAACCCAGAGAGGTCAAAGGTTTCTACAGGATCTGTATCCGAACCATCTGGATCAAGCTCCCTTACTACAACAGATTTCACTTCTGGAAATCCATTTGGTTTTTCTTCTCTATAAAGAACTACTGCTTGAAAAGTTTGTCTTTCCTCTGGACTCAAAAATGAAACCTGTAAATCTTTAATATTGCCATCAGTAAATAAACATTTTATTTCTGGTTTTACGCTCTTATCAATCTTGTTGTTTGAGTTGATCGGAACAGAAGGTTTAAGACTAAATTTACCTCCAATAATTGTAAAATCTAAAAGACAATAACCAGCATGTTCAAAAAGAAAATCTCTTAAATTAAGCTTGCTGCTAATACTTCCGTCCCAATAAAAATTATTTGCTTTGCAATAGGCAGCCGCCTTTGCCATAGCTCCTTTGTCAACAGAATCTGCTCCTACAAGTTTCCCTGCTCCTATTCTAGAACTTGTTAACAACGCATATGCTATCTCAGGAAACAAATTAGAAGCTCCTGTTGTGTCGTCTGGTTTTTCTATCTCAATTCCTTTTTTAAAATAAGCAGAAAATTGACTGAAACTTGTCCACTCTTTTGAACTGTTAATTCTAATTCCTGCAAACGCTAAATCACTATATAAAGCAGGTGATTCCATGAAGTTATAGGAACTAATAGGTGGCTTTAATATTTCGTTGACGTAAACAATTTCATGCTCTGGATTATTACGATTGCTGTTTTCGTCTCCCTCGTAAACATTCCAATCAGTTAATTTATCAAAAGGATTGAAATTTTGAGCAGCTCTTGTTGCAACCGGTTTTGATGTTGCTTCTATTTGAGCATTAATAAATCTGCTAGTTCCAGCAACATCTGTCCAAGGAATTTGTATTGATTGTCCATTTGAATATCCTAATGCTAATGGAATTGAGTTTGGGTCAGTGGTCCACTCTGCAAAGTAATAATATTGACCAGTTTGATATTCGTATTTCTGAACAGTCAGATTAACTCTTAAACCAGCACCACCACCTGATGAAGTCACTCCAACAGAACCACTAAAGTGTAAAGAAGGTGTAATGTTTAATTCTTCAGTTACATACTCTTGGACACCAACCCAGAAACGATGGTTATTCCCGTTAGGATTAAGAGCATCAGTTGGATGGTAATAGACTGAAGGATCTAAAGGAATATATCTTTTTCCTCCAAATTCCCACGAGACCGTATCCCAAGCTGTGTTGGCATTCTCAAAAATAGTTGTGTTTCTACTGACACCATCAAACCAATAAAAAGTCCATTGATAACCCATTGTGGCAGCCCACAAAGGTGCTGAAACTTCGTTCCATAAAACAATTTGAGTTAGTTGCTGTGTAAGAGTTGCTGTTGTTTTCCATCTCTGAGACGTAATCGTTCCAGTAAAACTAGGCTCCTCTACCCACTCTTTAGTTCCTTCTGCTGTTAAGACATCTCTAACAGTAGTTATATCAGTAGCCTCTGATGCTCCTAATTCCCACTCTGGATTAGAAGCACTTTCTGCCGTTATCTCAAAAGATTCATTCCCTGAAAAAGCTATATCAAAATTATTTGAGACAAAATGAGCAACCGTACCTTTACCACTAGAATCTGTTTCTAATAAATTAAATCTTTTTCCCCACAACTCATTTCTTGTAATGTAATTTCCGGGATAAGGTTTAAATCTATATTCATATTGTTCTCTTGAAGGTTGTGAAATAGTAATTGCATTGTATTGAAATTCAGGAGTGTTACCTCTTACAGCAAATAATCCAGTGTGATTACTTTGATGTTCAGTGCCACTATTAATTAAATCTGTCCAAGTTGATTCACCAACTTTTCTACATTGCAACATAAAAAGAGAAATCCTTGTTACATATTTATTAATCTGACCTAACTGTAATTGTGTTCTTTCTTCAAAAAGTTTTGCCATACTTTCTTCGTCAGGTTGCGTTTTTACATTTGCAAATTGAATACGTTTATAAACTTTTGACTTGATACCTATCTCTGTTACATCACATTTTCTGTTATTAGAAACAGTAGCAAAAGCAATTCTTTGCCCACAATATATGTCATGTGCATAGTACAAATCACGATGTCCTCTAGCTTTGTTTAGCTGAGTTCCACTAATTTCTTGTTGCCAATAAACAGGATTAATATCACTTAAGCTGTAATATTCAGTTTTTGCTGCCCGTTCGTCAGGAGCATCAGCCCAAATAGGATTATCACAATGAGTTCCTAATGTTCCATTAGATACAGGTAAGTCAATTTCTCCTTTCTCAATAACTGTTAATACGTAAAGTTTTCCTTGCTCAATTGAATAAGGGATTTTTTTGTCAACACCTGTACAAAGAACAAGAGCAGTTCCAAATAAATATTGTTCCCCTACTGATAGCAAATTATCTGTATTTTCTCGAATAGATGTTGTGTAGCCATCAACATCTTCTACTCCATGAGGAACGTAATTATATCGTGTTCTAGTATCCCCATTTTTGCTCGGATAAACGGTCTGCAATGCAGCATCGCCACTGGGATTTGTACCAACAATTTGATACATAATTTCATCCCCTTCCTCAACTGAATGTAATCCTTTTGTTAAATTAGCTCCTACCTTGGTGACTCCACACCTAACAGGCCATCTAGCAAACTCAATCTTTTTTCTTTTCCTCATCATATCCATAATGGCCTCTTTCGTTGACCCTCTAGGAGCACGAATCAATTCATAAGGCAATCGACAAATTTGGGCATTAGGGATAGGAGCAAATACACCAAAGAGAGTTTGTGTCGTAGGATTCCTTGCTCCACTAAATGCTTTGCTAATTTGTTTTGGGGCAATATTGCCACCAGCTTCTGAATTATTAGGGATGCCAACAACGAAGGGGTCGTTTCCAGGCCCATCAAAAGTTAAATCTGACTCATAATATCTATCTGATTCTATTAATCGATTACTACTAGAAGGTTGCCCTACTTTAAAATAAACACCAACTTTGTATGAATTATAAGCATTAAGAAGAGTGTCTCCTACAGCAAACCCTTGATAATCAGGTTTATCAGCTAACGTCCCATGAGAAAACAAAGCAAGTGCTTTTAATTGTTGATATTTTCCAAAACTTACAAATTGCGACCATAAAAGCTGACTATTAATTCTTACTCCACCATAAGTTATTTGACTAAGTTGTCCTTCGTTTTCAATACGTTGATCAGCAAAAACAAGAGGAATTACTTCACCTAACCGAGCTAATTCCTGAAGTGAATTAAAAGAAGCTTGTGGTGCAAACCTAGTGTTCCCAATTGCATCAGCAGTTCTTCTTGATCCTCCTTGCTTTTGCTCTTTTGGCTTAGGCGTTAATAAATAAGAAACAGTTGCAGCAGCAACAGCAATTCCTAATTTAACTAAAAAAGCTTTACCAATAGTGACACCTAAAACAGTTCCAGCTTGTATGTCTGGGATCAGTTCATATCCTTTTGGTCTTTGTCCGTTATAAGCAGCAGTTGTATCTACAAATTGCCAATATTCATCTTCTGTACATTTTAATAACTTACAAAACTCTACTTCCGCTGGTAATAGCACCCTTCTACCATGAGGGCGTTTAGGGGCAACCAAATCACCACCTGGTCTCCTAATGTCTTTTGGTAACTCAGCCATCCTTCCTCGTAATAAGCAGCCATGCCATAACCATCCTCTGATTTGCAAAGACCAATTGTTCCTAGTTTAGGGGGTGAATCAACTCCCCACCTATTTAATTCTTCAGTAAAGATACTATAGTCTTTTTTCTTCAACCTTCGATACCAATCACGTTCTCCTTTTGGAACAGTAAAACCATAATTCGCTAATACTGTACGAACCAAAGATAAACAATCACCAGCTCCATGTTTTTCAGGATCAGCACCTAAACGATAAGGAAGACCAATTAATTGATGTGG